GTTTCCGAGCTGTCCCGCATAATCCATTCATAATATATATCAGCAAGTTTCTCTGGATGCAACAAATCTCTTTGTGTCCCAAATTCAACCGCAAGTCTCATACATTCCAAACGAACCTCTTGTCGTGGCGTTAATTCATTATCCATGGATATGACCCATCAATTCTTGCATACGATCTACAGCACGTTGTCTTCCTATTGGATCTTTCCTATTCCAATAAGCGTGTGACTTATCGTTCATAATTCCATCAACTTCCTGTTGTGCCATAGTTGGTGTAAAATTAGATGTTCTCGCATTGTCAGATACAGTATCTTCGCTTGTTACTGTATTTTTAAAGTCACCCATAGCAGCAAAAGCTTTTATAAATGCAGGATGATTACCTACAAGAGTGCCGTCATCTAACTTCATTTGTAATAAATCGCCACCACCAAATTGATCTACAATGTCTTTTGCAGCAGTAACTTTTGCTTCAAAAGCAGAACCCCATTCTTTCTGAAGTTCCAAAGCCGTTTGTTCTGCTTGCTGTTCGGCTTGTTGGTGTAATCCTTCGCTTGATTGTTCTACTGAGCTTTTATAATAATCTAAAACACCTTGTGCTTGTTGTGGTGTAAGCCTTAAACTATGTGCAATATCAGCATATTGTGTAGCTATTTCTTCAGTTATTACATTACCATCTACAGCCACTTCATAACCAGCAGCCGTTTCTGGTCTGCCTAATCGACTATAAATGTTATCTAAATCTTCTTCTGTAGGGTTTACAGGTAAAGGAACTTTATCGCTTCCTATTAATCTTTGTGCGTTTACATAAGACCTTGCTAGATTACCAACATCTTTTATTGGCGATAGGCTTGGATGTTCTCTTAACTCTTCTGGTATCATTTCCATGAAACTGTTACCAGACCCACCTTGTGCAACTTCTGCTGGAGTTTCCAACAATGAAGGTTGTACTGATTCGGCTACCTGTTCAGCAACTTGTTCTGACATATTTACTCCTCTTTCATCATGTTATAAACGTGTAGTATGACTGCTCTTTTACCTTCTTCAAAGGCTGTAGCATTAGCATCTCCAGCTACATAACTTGAAGCTCGCCAATTACAACGTAACTCCAAATCATTTAACACCTTTTTACCAGCGTTATCCCCAAACGTATCTTTATACATAGTTTTAAGTTGAGCTATTTGTTCACTCATTTGCACCCACCATTCTTACAGCTTGTGCAGCTTGACCTGCTGTAGCAACATCTTCTTGTTCCATTTGTCTTTCCATCTGTTCTTGTTGCATTGCTGCTTTCTGCTCTCTTTCTTCATCAACTCTTGATTGAGGCTTAAGAACTCTTTTTGGAACACCTAATGCTTCAGTAATATATGTAACCAATCCATCAGGATCAATATGATCTCCAACTGGCATTTGCTGTGATAACGGAAGCAGTATTTCTAAAGCTCTCATTACGCTGTTAACTGAACTAGCTTTTTGTGCTCTAGCTAACGGAGATACATATTCAATATCCACATCAACACCTTGTAAAATTTCAGGTGGTTGTGCAAGCATATCAGCACGCAACATTAATGCAAAAGCCCTGTCAATCAAAGGTCTTAACATTTCGTTCATTAGTCGACCAAGAACAGGACCTATAACTCTCATTCTTTCTTCCTGTCTTTGTATTACTTCAGTAGCTGTCATGTTAGGAGTGCTACCACTAAGTAATTGGTCAACAAAGAAAGCACTTCTTATTGCTTGTCTTCGTTGTTCTTCCATATTTAATCCGATAGGTATATTAGCACCAGTTTGCAATGGCGTTATTGTATCTCTGGAACCAGACCTGTAAAAGTTAAGACCTCCAGGTTGGGTTCTTATGGGGAGCAAAAACCCATCATCAGGAACTAATAGGGGAGGATCTATCATTTTCTGAGCCGCTTGTATGATTGTTTTTGACATAAGATTTAACATCTTAACATCAGGCAATGCAATCATGGCTGGAGATCGACCCATCACTTCTCCTGTTGCCTTTAAGAAGCGAGGAACAACATAAGGTAATTCTTGAAACCCACTTTCGCCTAAGATCATTTTTGTTTCCATGCAAATATACATAGAAGAGTACGGCATATTCTTATTATCTTTTTTTGTAGGGTCTCTGTCTTTTCTTGGCATAACGGCATGTAAGATTTCAACAGTCTCGTCTGGCTTTTTCTCATAAGTTCTTTGTATAAATGTACCCACATTTTCTATTCCAAACCTTTGTACGGCTTGCCTAGCTGTCAATTCATACTTACGAAAAACAGTATCAACAATTCCGTATTGGTCTTCTGTTACATAAAACTCAGATATATGCCTTGTACTAAACCTTAATGTCTTATCATCCATCTCTGCAAACATGCAGCCAGTTCCAAATACAACTAAGTCAACGTACATCTCATGCACTTCTGTTTCAAAGTTAGACATAGTAAATGCTCTCATCATTCGCTGCGAACTATCTTCTAACCAACGCTGAACTTCCTCGTCTTTTCCAAGCGTCTCATCTTTCATAGTTAAATGAAACCAAGGCGTTGCACCTGACGTAAGCATACCATGAAGAGAAGATGACAGTAAATCTACAGCTTGTAGAGCCGTACCATCAAAGATAAGCTCCATTCTTTTTTCGCCACGACTTCTTTTTTTAACTATGTCAGCTTTTCTTGGAAGCATATAGTCAGCAAGTTCTTGGTAATGGTTATTCCAGTTATCTCGCTGACCTTCAACGTGCTGGAATCTAGCAACTACATCTTTTACATCCATCATAGCTTTATCCTAACAAAGTTGGTTTGCCACCTGCACTACTCATGCTAGTAGATGTCTCTTCTAAATTTCCAGCAACTATTGTGCTACCACGACCTCTACGTTTTTTTCTTTCTTTTGACTCAGCTTCTCCAGCTAAAGCCGCAGCTTTTTCATAATCAGCTTTTGCAGGTTCTTCTGGAACTGGCGGTGGTGGCGGAACATAAACTTTAGGCTTCATGAATGACATTACTATCTCCTATGTTACTGAACGACTAGATTTTTTACGTTGTATAACGCCATAGCCTTCCATGATTGTTCCTGCTTGACCAGATCTTTTACCTCTAGTTGCATACCTACTTGTAATTGTAGGTTTTTCATCTGGCACAACTTCAGGTGTAACCTCTGGAGTAACTTCTGGTTCAGGTCTTGGTGTACCTCTATCATACTTGTCTGTACCTGTCAGAGTGTCTACTGTTTCTCTAATGATTTTTTTACCAGGCTTCTCAATCAATTCTTCAAAACCTTCTTTTGCTATATTTTCAATTCCCTTAGCAACCCTTTTAACTGGCTTTTCTAAAGGTTTAACTATTTTTTTACTAAGTTTAACAATAGGTTTTGTTATCGTTTTATCAACAGCTTTAACTATTTTTCTAATTGGTTTTGGTGCACCGCCCATGTCATACTCCTTTTAAGTTATGCCATCCTAGTTTATTTGTTTCTGGTCTAAACCAAAAGGCTTTTCTATAGCCACTTCTCATAAATGCTTTTTTTAAAGCTACAAAGCCTTTTCTTGTATAACCTTTTTTTGCAATAAAGTCTACTATCCAAATATCCTTGCCACCACCCTTATATCCATCTTTAGGAAAATACTGTGTTTTATGGTACTCTTCAACTTGTTCTTTACTAGGAAAAGCCCATGTAGCAAACATTAATGGTATCATATCGTCATCCCTTAATAGCTTATACTGCCTAATACCTAATGGCTCTTCAATATATCTCCTAATTAAATCATCATTCCAATCCATATGGTGCTCACTTGTACGAACTAACTCCATAGCATCATGGTAATCATGGGAATATATCATGTTTTAAAAGGATTGTACTCATTGACAGCAACTAACTGCGGTGCTTTTGTCATCTTAGTACGATTTTCCAACCCTAAAGCTAAGTATCTAAACGCATCAGCACTATGACTAGTAAAGTCATGCCTTGGCTGATCTCGGAACATTCTCTTACGATCATCCCATTCTTGCCTATATTGTCTTAACATTTCTAATCCCTCGTTACATTTCTCTCTATCAAAGTAACATTTAGGTATTAGCATCCTAGCCGCATTGATTCCATCAGCTATTTTCATCTTAGGAATGACTTTAAACCTTATACCTAATCCAAACGCAGTTTCTAACCTCGACTTTCCAGTACCCAGTTCTCGAACTTCAATATCATGCGGAGCAAGATGATCTCCCCAATGATAATCTTTTTGTCTAAGGACTTCAGCGTAATGGTCCAAGCCAACGCCACTATTCTCATAATAGTCGATAACATTAACGGCACCCCCTCTATAAACCTGTGCAAACCAAATAGCAGTCGAATCATTTATTCCCAAGTCCCATGCAGTATGAACTGGCAACGCTGGGTCATAAGGAACTCTAGTAATTCTATTTTCATCATCTAAAGCCGCCAGTAACTTTCCATAATAAGCACCAATAATAGCAGCCGTAAACGAACACTCATACTCTTGATCGTATTGCTCTGGTGTCATTTGCATTTTAGCGGCATCTAACTCAAGCTCTTTAACCACTTTAGTTTCACTAGCCTTGGCAATCTTCCAGTACCATTGATCGGAACCTTCATCTTCTTGCTCTTTAGCCTGTTGAAGTATGTCAAAAAAATGATTATGACCTGCTGGTGTACCTAAAAATATTGCCGCACCTTCTCTATCAGACAAGGCTGGTCTAACAACCTCCCCCCATACCCTAGGATTCTGCATACCATATTCATCAAACACACATAAATCTAAGTATATTCCCCTCAAAGCATCAGGATTCTCACCAGATAACAACATAATCCTACCATTATTAGGAAAATCAGCCCTAAGTTCAGTCTCATTAAACGTAACTCCTGGTATAACTCCAGCGTAATGTTTTACATAATCCCAACTAATTCTTTTAGCCTGAGTAAACGTAGGAGCAATTAACGCAACTCTTGGTCTTGGAAGTGGGCACGTTAAAACATGCTTAATCATATGGTTTACAGCAAACACAGTCTTACCAAAACGCCTGTGCATAACCAGCACATTCCATCTCTTCAAGTTATTGTGCATCTCAGCTTGTAATTCCCTCGGTCTGTAAGGTATCTTAACTTGCATCTTCTCCTCCAGTTTCCCAAACTATCTTCAAAGAACCATCAGTTATCTCTACGCCAGTCCTATTCTTCTGCTCACCAAATCGCTCAGGTAATATCTTCTGCACCTTCCATCTTACATGATGCCCATAGTCTCTCAATAAATTAGGGTCATAGCTCTTTCTACCATGCAACGCATCACCATACATATCCTCTAGCTCTTCTAAGGCTTTCTCAGCAGCCTGTCTTTGTGCTTGTTTAACATTGCCGTCTAGTTCTTTATCTTTGCCCATGTAACGATATAAAGTAGCACGACTAACCTTTGCATCCGCACATGCTTTTACAAGGCTGTGTCCGTCTGTGATGGAAGTGATAATGTGGTCTTGTTTTGCTTTGCTAATCATGTGTGTCTAGAACTACCTATTAATTGATATAAAAGGAGGCAGGTGCGTGTCGGGTGTATACCTTATTCTTTATACCCCCCATGCCTTGTTGTAATCCATTCTATTTTATTATTGCTTTGTCATCTTCCTTTATTATCTATTCTTTTTTATTCTCTATAGTGTAGAACATTAATATTTTAATTGCCTTGGCGTTGCCGTATAAGATTGTATCAACTGTGTATTAATATAATAGTAAATCGTATCTCTCCTATACACTATGAACTAAACTATTTCTTTTATCACATCAATAATATTTTTATTCCCGCCCTTAATATACATTGCAATCTATACCTTGAAACCCTTGCATACTATACAATGCGAAGCATCAATTTTTATTTGCTTTCATGCATTGACATACAGAACGTTGTTCTATAAGGTTATATTTAATTACTTAATCACTAGCAATAAGGATCTAATATTATGACATATAAAACAACTCTATTAATAGCAATGTTTCAATTCATCTTACTACTACCAACAAGCTTTTATATCCTATCTCTTGGCTTTGTTGGCTTATTCTTTACTATCTTTATGATATCTGGCTTAGTTGCTATTCTAGCCCTTTATTATCCATTAGTAGCAATCAATACTTAATCAACTAGCAAAGGGATATACAATGGAAATAATAACAATGATAAAAAAAGCCAAAAGGGTTTTTGGATATGTTGAAACAAGTGAATATGACGGACACTATTTAAGATTATATAAAACAGATATTTTATATTTACTTAAAGATATAAGAGAAGACGGAGACCTTTGTATCAGTCACACTTTCTCAATAAGCAAGTTTACTTTAAGAGAAGACGGAGACCTTTATATCAACTAACTTTAATACTCTTTTGATGCAGGCTTAACCCTGCATCATGAGAGCTTTAAAAGCTCATTAACTAGCAACAGAAAAGGAACGATATCATGATTAACAATAATCAAATAAAAGTAATAAATACAATGTATGATAGTTTGCAGTTTATGAATAATATTACATGGAATAAATACAGAGATAATATTTTCAAGTATGAGCTACAACAAGAAAAGATGCACAGAAGTGGTTGGTGCAATGGTAGAGATTATGGCAAGTTCACCGCCAATCTTTCAGCTAAGTATTTTACTGTGAAACATATGATTGATGCAATGATAGCTCACAACAAATCTATATATTATAATGATGCAAGTAAGTTGCATACTGTAAAAGATTATTTACACGTTAAAACAAGCATTTTTATGGCTGAAAGCTTTGTTTTAAACTATCCAGAAAAGATAGAAAAGTATAATAAGTTCTGGCTTGATAGTGGTATATTTTTGCAATTCATAGAATATGATTATGCTGAGCTAGTAAACACAGAAGAACAGAAAGTAGCTTAAACTTTAATACTCTTATAATACAGTCTTTATTGACTGTATTATGGGAGCTTTAAAAGCTCATTAACTAGCAAAGAAGAGGAATATAACATGTTCAAGAAATATACCGCAACTATAGAATTATCTTTAGACGTACCAAATGAAAAAGTAGAAAAGATAACATTAGAACATTTAGAAAACAAAATAGATGAGTACACTAGAAATTTAGCTGAATATCAGGGTGCAATAAATATTAGAGTAAGTAATTTTTATAAGGCTTAAAATAACTTGTTACTCTAGCAAGGCTCTATTTATTAGAGCTTTGCAGGAGCTACAAGGCTCACAAACTAGCATAGGAGGTAAAACAATGACAAAAAAAGACATAACAGAAACTACAATAATAATAATATTGTTAACTGTTTTAACAATATCTTTCATAAATCCATTTAGCAAAAAATACACTATTTGGAATTTAGTCTATCAAACTCAAGATTTATACAGGAGCAAATAAAATGACTTTAGATTTTATAGACGATAAATTATACAGAGTTTGGTGGAAAGATCAAAGTACCCAAGATGTATTTAGTGCCACAAAAATTAATGAGATGGCTCGTAAATATTCATTTGATGCAGAAGAGTTATTACTTCAAGACGAAGTAACTTTTTTAGATGATAATGGAGACATAGTAGGTGGAGTAACTACAGATAAATATTATCGAGTAGAGCAATAAAAAGAATTGTAAAGGTTAGATTATACTAGTCTTTACATTAACAAGGGCTATGAGGCTCTTAAATAGCCATTAATGGTACAACTAGCAAAAGAGAAAGACAATAACATGACAAAAGAGAAAATAGAAAGTCAACTAAACATAATTTGGCAGACATGGCTGGTAGCTGAAGAAGCAAAAAACAGATTATGTTTTGATTTAGAAGCAGAGTTTTTAAATCGATTTGATGCTGATTATAATACAGAAATGTTTTTATCAAATTACTATGACAATTTATCAGACAGTCAAAAAGAGTTTGCAAACAATATACTGCAAACAATGGTTGAAATACAAAACCATGACAACATAGCTAGCAATCTATAAAGGAGCAATAACATGGAAGATCAAAAACGTAAAAACTATTTAAGTTACTTCAAGCTTGGTGTAGTTGATGCAGTCGTAAATAATAGAGCTGATAATTCTTATATGAAAAGTTCAGCCTACTATAAAAAAGGATTTGAGTTTGGTTTGACTATGAATCAAGGCGAGTCAACAATTGATAAAATAAAGGTATGGCTTCAAGGAGAATTATCTGAAGTTACAAATAATCCTTTATATGAAGATGACGATAGCAGGGAATCCGCATTGCTTGAGGGAAGATACGAATGTGCTGAAGGTTTACAAACTATGATTACACAATGGGAGAAATAACAATGAGTAGAGATCAAAGTGACGGATTAGATGATGCTTGTGAGGAAATGGTAGGGCATACTAATTGGGCATATAGAGACACAATTACTGTTAAAGAAATGGCTAAGTATAGAAAGAATAATGCAATCTTTTGTAGTGTAGTGTTTTTTAATGATGATTTAACAGAGGAGGAAAAAGGCAATGAGTAAGAAAACAAATCACGATCACTACAAAGCTAAAAGAGAAAGAGAAGAAGCAATAATTGCAAAGTCTATGAAGTCTTTAACTGTCGATCAACTAAAAGCAATAGAAGAGACTCATAAGAGCCTAGCTAATGCTTTAAGTATGCTGACAGAAATGAATGACTTGTATCTTTCAGACATACGAAAATTAGATAATGCTTTTTGGAAACTAAAGCACCAATTTAATTTAAAAGGCGAATATTAAACTTAAATAATAGGCTCTGCACCGTGACAATGCAGAGCCGTTCACTAGCAAAGGGAACTTAAAATGAATAACATAAATAACAAGCTAACAAAAGAGCAATTTAAACAAATCAGAACAGAATTGCAATATACCCAAAGAGAAATGGCTG